CTTGATCCAGATCGGCCTCGGTCAGGCCGGCCGGGTCAGGGCAATGCGGCGGATGATGGTCGCAACGGACCCGGCAAAAACGCCGCCGGTGGCGTCGCCGTCCACGTCGGCCGCGACCGCTCCGGCTGGTCTGGACCACAGGCCGAAACAGGCCGGCGGCCAGACAGGTGGCGTATTGGCCGGCGGCAAAGGTGGCGTCGGTCAGCGCGGCCACGGTCGGGTAGTCCATGGTCGGAGCGAGAGCCAGGCCCTTGTCGAAAACCGCCGCGATGGCGGCCACCGGGCCGTCGTGGACCTGGAAGATGAGCGTTGAGCCATTGACGCAGGTGGCCGGCACGTTGCGGCAGCGGCCAAACGTCAACGGTTTGGTCTTGTCCTTGAGGTCGTCGGCCGTGCCCTCGACGCCGACCGGGCCTTCATTGTTGCCGGCGTAGACGTGCTGCTGGATGGCCTGGCGCAGTTCCTCGGCCCGGTCGCGTACCGGGAGCGTCACCTTTCGCCAGGAAAATTGCGGCTGGGTCCATGGTGCCGACGAACCCAAGTTCAAAGTCGGCCAGGGGGACCGGATTCGTCGCCGTACAGGAGCCGCACCCGGCGGCCCGTCCAGGCGCAAAGCGGCCAGGGAAGTCCAGCTCGCCATCCGGGTTGACCAGCACGATTTTCCCATAGCCGGTATCGGCCGCGCCGGCCGAGGGTGCCGTCGGCGAAGATGAGCCGCTCGAAGTTAAACGGCACCGAGACGTTGGGCAGGTAGTAAACATTGGGCGGGCGCATCATCAGGCCGGGTCATGAGGCCAACACCCCGAGGAATAGCGCAGGGGTCTCCACCCGGGGTTCGGTGGTCGGATTCGGACCTGGTCGCGGCGGCAGATAGGCCTCGATCTCGACAAGATAGGCCCATGGCCATTACGCGCGCCTCCCCTTGGGCCGGCGGGGCATCGCGGCTCAATTTGTTGGCCACCACGGACAGTTCCCGGCGCAACCTTCAGGGCCTCCTGGTTGGCCCGAGAGGCCAGGGCCGAAGTGGCGGCCACCCGATCCAGACGGCGCTCGATGCCCGAGGTGTCCACGTTCGTTGTGTTGCCGCCCTCGGACAGCCATTCCAGAATCCGCGTGTGCTTTCTGTCGAAGACCCGCTCGCCTTCCATGAGCGCGGACGGGATGCTGTCGACTCCCGGGATGCCGCCGACGGCCAGTCCGCCTTCGGAAAATCCCACCAGATGTACCGTCCCGTCCTCGTCGACCTCGACGCCGGAGCCGCCGGAATACAGGTCGCCCGAGGCAAACAGGCTCGACCAATCCGTGCCGGAGGCCTCGGCAGCGGCCGCCGAGGAAGAGCCGCCCGACACCGTGGCCAGGAGCGCGGCGGCCGCAGCTGCCTGGGCCGCGTTGGCGGCGCCCATGGAGTCGGCGTAGGCCGCTGGAAAAGCTCGAATCGTTGATGGCCGAGACGATGGCCGACACGCCGTCGCCCCAGGCGCTGGCCAGCGTCCCCAGGTTGGCGTTGACCAGGGTGAGCTGGTCGACCTGCAAGGTCCAGAATGGCAATCTCGTTGTTGATGGCGTCGAGCTGGGCCTGCGCCTGGTCGACCTGCACCTGGGCGTAATCCTCCAGGCTGGCCAGGGTGGCGTCGGCGTGCTCGAAGTCGGCGAAGTAGTTTTCCGACGACGCGTAATAGTCCCGCGAGGCATTGAGATAGGCCTGGGTCAGGTCCGGCAGCGCGGCCATGGCGTCCTTGTCCCCGGCCCGGGCCTTGGTCGCCGTCTCGTCAAAGGCGGCCTTTTTCTCCTGATAGACTTCGTAGGGCGAAAGGTCGGTCAGGTTGTCATCCAGTTTGATCGACCGGCGCAGATCCTTGACGCTGGCCAGGAAGGCCGACCACAGGTCAAGGGTGGCCTGGATGGCGTCGCGTTGCGTCTCCAGGGCCTTTCTCTGGTCGTTTATGCCGTCGATCAGCGTCTGGTTGGTGGTGTTCCAGGCCTGGCCGGCGGTCTTGAGCGAGCTATCCCAGGCCTCCACCCATTGGGCGGCATCGTCCCAGGCCTTGAGCTGGTCGGGCGGACAGGGACGAGTTTTCCATGGCCGCCCGGTAGGAGGCCAAAAGTTTTCCAGGCTGACGCCCGAGGCATTGAGCGCCCCGAGGGCCTCGCCCGCGCCGTCGGCGTAGTATTGCATGAGCCGGGTGGCCTGCTCGGTGCTGCTGTAGGCGTTGGTGTAGTAGCGGTTGAAGGCGCTGGTCACGGCGTCGGTGGAGCCGAAGGCGTCCACGATCTCGCTTGCATATTGGGCCAGGGCCAGCTGGCGCAGCTGCTCGTTGGTGGCCTGCACCTCTTCCCCGGTGGCGGCGGCTTGGGCCTGCATGTCTTTGAGCGAGGCGAGCGTCTCCTCATCCAGGACGCCGGACAGGGAATCGAAATCCATGCCGGCTGTGTCGGCCGAATCGCCAGCGGCCAGCATCTTGTCCACCAGCCCGGAAATGTAGTCCTCGCCGGCCAGGGATTCGAGCGAAAGGCCCATCTGCTTGGTTGCGCCCTGGACCGTGGACAGGGAGCCGTAGAGGCGGGACAGTTGGTCAATCCAAGCTTCGTTCTCCTTGGCAATGGCCGAAAAGGCCCCCACCAGACCGGAATCGGTCAGGATTTTTCCGACTTTGGCGTTGCTGACGTTGCGGTAATAGTCCTCTTCCTGGCCCGGGGCGACGTCCCATTCCGGGAAGTAAAATTCCGACAAGCTCTTGGCGGTATCGACGCCAATCTCTTTGAAACCGGCCTTGATGGCCGTGGTGTAGGTGCCCAGGGCGTCGTTGACCGCGTCGGTGGTCGCGGAGTCCGCCGGCCCGGTGGAACGGATCTCATGCGAGGTGGACGAGCCGCCGAGCATCGACGATTCGGTCACCTTGTAATAGTCCGTGCCGCTCACATTGGTGGAATCGCCAACGATGGCCACGCGCATGCCGCTGCCGGTCTTCTCCTCGGTCTTGGTGGTTTGCGTCCCCAAGATCAGCAAGCCGCCAAGCGCCGCGACGCCGCCGACCACGCCCAGCACCGTGCCCAGGCCGGCGGCGGCACCAGCGGCAGGGGCTAGCGCGCCGTTGGCCACTACGCCCGAGGTGACGGCCGTATAGCCGCCAAGGCCGCCGGCCGTGGTCCCGGCCATACCCGCCGCCGTGGCCGCGCCGGCCCGGTCGAAGCCAAGGCCCCCATTTCCGTGGCCGATGCAGCGGATAACGAAGCCAGGGAGGTACTGCCGCTGCTGAACAGGTCGCCGACGTAGCTCATGCCTTTGGAAATGCCGTAATCCGTGGCCTTGCTCGTGATCTTGGACAGGGCCGAGGAGGTCAGGGAATCGGAGCCGGAACCGGACGTGGAGCCGGTCAACGAGCCGGAGGTATCGGAGCCCACCACCGACTCGACAATGGGGATGATGACGTAATTTTCCAGGGCGTAGGCGATCATCTTCTGGATGATCGTCATGAGGTAGTCGAGCATGGCATCCATGGCCGATTTGAAGGCGTCGGCCATGCTCCCGCTGCCGGTGATCCAGGCCTTGAAGGCATCGGTCGCACCGCCGGCAATGGCATCGGACAGGTCATGGACGCCCGTCGCGATCTCCTTGGACAGCGACGCCCAGGCATCGCGGCGGCGTGTGCCGGCATCCTTGTAAAGCCCGAATTCCAGGGACAGGGCGTCCTTTAGCGTCGATAGGAAATCCGTCTCGTATTCCAGGCGGGCCTCGATCTCCTGCTTGCGCAACTCCGACCGCTTCTTGGCCGCGTAGGCCTCGTAGGCCACTTCGCTGTCGCAGTTGTCCTTGACCCTTTTCAGGTGCTCATCGAGCAACGCCCCGGCCGCCTTCCAGTAGGCATCGGACACCCCGGCCAGTTCGGCGAAAGCCGACTTCTGGTTTTCCAGCTCCTTGAGGCGGATTTCCTCCTTGAGGTCGGCCAGGGCCTGGGCGCGTTCGGCTTCGTTGGAGTACCGAGCCTTGACCACTTTTTCCTGGGCTTCCTCCCACTTTTGGAGTTCGGTCGTAGCGCCGCCGTAAATCAGGTCCGGGTCGCCGGTCAGGCGGCCAAGCTCCTTCATGGTGGCGGCAGCTGTGTCCATGGCCGCCTCCCAAGCCTTGATCTTGACGATTTCCTTTTCCAGCGCCCGAGCCTCTTCCAGCTTGGCCAAGGCGGCCTGGTAGTCGGCCACATCGCCCTTGGCCCCGATCATGGCCTTGCGGATGGTCGCGCCGAGCTGGTCGTAGCGCTTGTCGACCTTGGCCAAGTCGGCGGCCAGGCTGTCCCCGCCCACCTGGGCGGACAGCGCCTCGATCTGGTTTTCGATGGATTGCAGATAGGCCGCGCCTTGGGACTCGAAGCGCTCCATGGCGTTGGCGGCGGCTCCGGTGGACTTGGTCAGGTTCTTGACCGTGTTGTCCTCGGCCTCCTGGATGCGTTGAACCGCCTTGTAATAACCCGGCAGATCGACAAGCCCGGCTTGCAGTTCGGCGTAAGCGTCCTTCTGCCTGGCCACGGACAAGGCATGCGCATCGGTTGCCCGGGTCGTCTTATCCAGCTCGGACTCGCTGATGCCTGCCCGGCCGGTATTGAATTGGGTTACGGCCCCGCTATCCTTGATCTGCTGCTTGGCCAGATCGTCGCGCTGTTTCTTGAGTTCCTTGTATCCGAGGCTGGCGTCCCGGAGCTGCCCGTTGAGGTTCTCCAGCTCCCGGGACAGAGCGTCGGCCTCGCGCAGGTCAAGATTCGGGTTGTCCAGTTTGCTTTCCACCGCCGTCTTGTCTTTCGTTAAGACATTGACAGCGTTATCCAGCTTGTACTTCTCGTTTTCCAGATTTCTGGCCTTTACCTCGGCAGTGCCCTTGATGAGGTCTTGGATGTAGGCCTTGGCCTGGACGAGCTGGGAGTTGTCCACCTGGGCCACGACGTTGACCACCCAGGTCTGGCCGGTCAGGGCCAGGATCTGATCCTGGAACCACTTGAGCTTGGTTCGCAACTGATCGACGGATTCGCCCGACGGCCCGAAATCCACTTGATGGGTCTGGACTTTGACCAGGGCGTCGGCCAGCCCTTGCGCCTGGTCCTTGAGGTCTTTGACGAACGTGGCCTTGCGCTGGTCCAGGGCATCGAGCTGCTGCTTGAGGCCCTCCAGGGACGTCGTCCAGGTGGCGAACGGCGACAGATCGCCCTTGGCCTCGGCCACCATCGCCCGGTAGGTCACCGTGAACTGTTCAAGGTTGTGGGTCAGGTTCTTGTTGAAGGCCGTGGCGGTCTTCTCGGCGAAGTTCACGAGACCGGTCAGCGCCGAGGAGTTGGACAGCTCCAGAAAGGAATTTTTCAGGCGCTCGGCATTGGCCATGGCCGTGTCGGCCGTGGCCTGCCAACCGTCGCCGAACTTCTCAAGCTGCGTGGTCAGTTTGGGGATGAAGTCATTTGAAATGACTTCGCCGTTTTCCATCATCTTCTGGAAAGCGGCCGTGGTCACGCCCAAGGCGTCCGCGCCCATCTTGAGCGCGCCGGGGATGCGTTCGGCGAACTGCTGTCGGTATTCCTCGGCCTGGACCGTGCCCTTGGACAACATTTGCTCCAGAGCGAGCAGCGCGCCGGCCACGTCTTGGGAGGAACCGCCCACCTTGGTGATGGCGGCCGTGACCGCCTCAAAGGTGCGACGCTGGTTGTCTGTGGACAGGCCGACCGCTTCGGAGGCGGCCGCGAACTTCTTGTACGCGCCGGCCACGTCCAGCAGGCTCTTGCCAAACGCGTCGGCCATGCCGGCGGCATAGCGGAGTTGTTCGGCGGCGTTGTCCTTGAACACCGCCTTATAGGTGGCGGCGAGCTGCTCCATGGCCATAGCCGCGCTAATGACCTGGTTGGCAAACGTGATAACCTGGTCAACGCCAAAGGCGGCCACGAGCACCGGGGCAAGTTGGGCGGCCAACGTCCGGATGTCGGAAAGGTTCGCGCCAAGCGCCTCGGCCTGGGCCTTGGCTTCAACCGCGCCGCTGCCGAGGTTGCGCATGGCCGTACGGCCGGTCTTGCCGCTGGTGTCGGCCTCGGCCCCGACCTTCTTGATCTCTTCCCTGACCGTGGTCATGGCCGCGCCGGTGTCCGCACCGGCCTTTTTGCCCTTGGCCCCCACGTCGTCCAACGCCGCTCCGACCTTGGCCGCCGGCTGCGTCACCGCGCCGGCATCCAGCTTGAGCGCGCCGCCCAGGTCGACGCCGCGCCCCTTGGCCGCCAGGGCATCCAGATCCTGTGCGGTCTCCTGGATGCCCCGGCGGCCCGAGGTGTTGTCGGTCTCGATGATGATGCGGACGCGGTTTTCCGGGGTATTCATGGCTAAAACAGTCTCGGTTCTCGGCTTTGGTAGTAGAGTTCAAGGATGCCCAAATCGATCCAGGTCTGTTCCGCCAAATCCTCTTGCCCGAAGGGGTAGCCGCCCAAGCGTTTGATCCGCAGCCAGATCAAGTAGCTGACATAAGGGCTCGGGGCGGCCAGACGCTTAGGGCAGCCGGCGCAGGCCGCCCGAAGCCACGGCCCATTGGTGGCTACGCACTCGGCGAGGGGTCGCTCATGTCCGGGGCATCCTTCGAAGTGTCGTCGAATAACGGATTCGAAGGGTCCGTCTCGAAGTCCTCCACGACTTCGAAATTGCTTTCCTCGTCAGCGGTCCGGGTGGAGTTCAGGACCTGTTGTCCGATGCGGGCCAGGATGTCGGGCCGGTGTTTTTCCAGCAGGTTTTTCCAATTCGGGTCGTAGTCCGGGTCCATCTTATCCGAGCTGATGATCTGGCCGGCCTCGTTGGCCAGACAGCCTTTCTTGAAGCCGAGCGCCACACGTTTTCCCAAGGCAACCTGCTCGGGAAAGACGTTGGCCTTGGTCATGACCTTGTTGCCTTTATGTTTGACGGTGGCTTTGGTGTAGGCGTCCCGCTCGGCCTGGACAGGCAGGCGGTAGTAGAACTCCAGTTTCCGCCCGGACACCCGGTCCGTCATCTCCATGACATTCCGGCCGCCCAAAACGAGGGGTTGCGTCTCTTCCGACATAGGGGCTCCTTTGCTTGGTCAGGGGTTAAAGGATGGTCAGACGCCATTCGTCGTCGCCGGCGTCGCGGTGGGCGTTGGCGATGTAGTTGGCGGCGTAAGCGGCGATGCCCGTGCGTTCGGCGTGTTTGAGACCGTCGTATTGGGCGGCCGCCAGTTCAATGCGAATCCGGTTGCCGGGCTCGCTGCCGAACAGGGTGGCGATGCGCGAGGTCTGGGCCGCCTTCCACTTGGCCCAGGGGTTGAAGTTGGCCAGGGAATCCATTTCCGGGTTGACCGAGCCGGTGGGCTCGCGGCCGGTGATGATCGCGCCCACCATGCCCTCGACCGCGTTGGCGTCCAGGCGGTCGGCGATGGTGTTGCCCATGGCGTAGGTCAGTTCGGTGACCACCGGCCGGTAATCGTCGATGATGACGTTGGCGCCCATGAACATGGGCGGCACGATCTTGGTGAGTTCGGGAACCGGGATGGCTCCGGCGTCGGCCGGATCGGTCCACAGGCCGGTCATGGTGAATTCGAACAAGGGGTACTTGTTGACGGCGCAATTGAGCGTGAACGTGCCGCGCGCGCCGGCCACGGTGTAGAGGATGGCGTCCTTGTAAAAGAGCACCGCCGCCGAATCCTGGTCCTGCGGCCGCTTGGTGGCCGGACGGTATTCGATGCCGGACGCGGCGGAAGTCACGTCGGCCAGGACGGTGGAAGACGCGCCGGTTACCTGTTCGGGCTCGAACGTCCCATTCACGGCCTTGAGCACCAAGGTGTTCTTGCCATCGATATGATGCAGTGTCCCCGTGGCGTGGGACGTTGCGCCAGCAATCTCTTCGCCGATCAGGAAGCCGGTCACCGAGGACACGGCCAGCCGCACCACGTCGGTGCGTTGGGTGCCGCAGGCGAGCAGGAACGGCTCGCAGTCCGAGGGCAGCACCTTGCCGGTGCCGTCCAGGCCGCCGCCGCGCAGCTCCACCTGGGCCTTGAAGGTGATCTTCTTCGAGCCGATGACCGCCCCGGCCGGGGAGAACGTGCCGCGCACCACGTCGCGCTTGACCTTCTCGCCGGTCGGCTCCACGTCCACCCCGTTGTTGACCAGGACGCCGTTTGCCGGCGTCAGGTCGGGTACTTGGCCGTAGGTGGTCTCCTTTCCGGCCAGGACCACGGCTTTTCGGGTCAGTTGCATCTCTTGTTCGGCCATGTGGTGTCTCCTTATTCGCCAAGCAGGTACGGCTGGGCGATCTCGTAAACCGCGTAGCAGGCCGTCATGTCCGGCCTGGAGAGGAAGGTTTCCTGGCGTTTGAGGATGGCCGACATGTCGGCCCTGACCTCCTTGCCGTGCAGCAGTTGGCGCACCGCTCCCAGGAGGGCGTAAACCCCGGAAGCACCGGCCCGTGTCGCGGCGTTGCCGCGAAGCGACCGGTCGCAGACGAAGACGAAATAGGCCCCCCGGTCGACCTGGCGCTGGCCGTGGTTCTCGATGACCGAACCGGCGTAGACCACCAGGACCGCCGGCAGGTTGGGCAGGAGTTTCGCCAGGCCTTCGGGCTCCAGATCGTCGCCGTAGGTCTTGATCTCGCGCACGCCGTGGCTGTCCCGAAGCGGCGAAAGCATGGCCACAAGCGCCTCTTCCATCTCATGGATTTCAAGCATTGGCGGCGGCTCCCAGGTAGGTAAGGAGCACGTCCCCGATGGTGTTCCAGTCCTCGGCGCTCAGGCCCAGGTAAGGCCGGGCCGGGATGCGCACCACCTTGACCGTGCGCGCTTGGCCGTCGGCCCCCCGAAAGAACAGCGCTTTAGCCGACCTCGGGCGAATCACGCCGCCTTCCTGGTGAATCCGCGCATAGAGGAGCGAAGGGCCGCTTGGGCCAACCGTCACCTGATCGGCCGAAGCCTCGAACCCGATGCCGGACTTGAGCGCTCCGGTGTCAACCAGGGTCTGCCCGCCCTGGAGCACGGCCCGGCGGCTGGGTTTCCAGGGCTGGCCGCCCGGCGATCGCCCCAGCTCGAAGTTTTCCTGGATCGAGGACACCAGGGCCATGCCGATGCGGGCCATGGCCGGGGTCAGGTCGTTGACCCTCGCTTCGATCCTGGCCAGCAGTCCCGCTGCCGGCCCGGCGATCACTTCGACGCGGATAACCATCACGGCATCCTCTTCCAGAAATCGTCCCCGAACCGACGGGAAGCACTGGTGACGGACAGGCCGCAGTCGCCCGCAACCACCGGTTCCCCGCCGATAGTCCCGGGCAGCTTGAGCGTGCCGGCGGCGAACTGTTCCAGCAGGGCGATGGCTCCATTGTAATCGGCGGCCACGGGCTTGATGACGTCCCCGAGGTTGGGGCGGCGCTGGTAGAGCCGGTAGCGGGCGATCCGGGCGGCCAGGTTGCGCACGATCCGGGGCGGCGTGGCCAGGGGCACCTCGGCCACGCCGGCCAGATGCGCGTCGACCTCCTGGGACGCCTGGTCAAAGACGTCGGCCAGGATGGCGGCCACGGCCGGGTCGGACAGGTCGGCGGCCGTGCCGGCGTCGTTGGTCAGGTCCAGGATGTCGCGCTCCTGGATGAGTGCCCGGAGGTCCTCAAGGGTGACGTAGGCCATGACGTGCCCCGGGCCTTACAGGACCACGGCGTCGCACACGCCCTTGGGGTTGACGACCGGGAACGGCTTGGACTCGGCGATGAGCTTGTAGCCGCTCGGGTCGTCGGTCTTGAGCGGTTTGATGAACAGCGGCAGGGCCTGCAAATTGGCGTCGAGGTCATCCACGGCGCAGTACGGCAGCTTGTGGCCGGCATCGAGGGCGATCATGCGCACGGTGTCGTCCGGCACGGCCGGGGGCATGGCTCCGGACTCCGGGTCGCGGAGCTTTTCCGACCGGCGCTTGACCAGATAGCCGCCGACGTTGATGCCCTGGCTGGTGATCTCCACCCGGATTTGCGCCGTGGTCTTGGAGTTCTCGGCGATGACGAACAGCGCGTTGTAGGCTTCCTTGCCGGCCCAGATTTCGACCTGCCCCCCGTAGCCGCCGTCCTGGATGGTCTCTTCCATGTCGGACAGGCAGGCATAAACGTCCTTGAGCTTGACGTCGGCAGCGTTCCAGGCCTTTTCCGCCGCAACGGACAGGATTGTGCCGTAGACGACTTCAAAGACGTCGAAGCCGCCGTTTTCCAGGGCCACGGGCCAGCGTAGCGTACCGGACAGCGCCCGGGCGCACAGGGCTTCGGTGGTGCGGCGCACGGCCCGGCGCAGGTAGTCGGTCTTGGTCCTGGCCCAGGCGTCCAGGCTTTCGCCCTTGAGCATCTGCAGGTTGTTCATGTCGGCGGCCGTGACCGCCTTGTGGACGCGCACGGGCAGCGGTTCGTACATGGCGATGCCGCCGCCAGCGGAGACCGCCGCGATGCTCGGGCCGCCGCGTCGGATAAACGGCAGCGGCTGGGCATTGACGGCAATGTCGTCCGCGCCGAGCAGGGCAAAGGGATGCTGCGGCCGCTCGGTAAAGATGGCATCCATGACCGGGGTTTTGAGGTCCGGCAAGGCGGTCAGATAGGCGATAATGGCTTCGCGGGTGAATAGGCCGCGCAGGTTGAGCATGTCGGGACTCCTTTAGTTGGGCCAGATGCCGGCTTCGGTGAGCAGGGCCAGCACGGCGGCCGAGGGCGCGGCCGGGGCGACGGCCCCGATCTTGAGCACGTCCTTGCGGACGCTGCCGTGGACAATGACCAGGCCGGAACCGGACGCAGCGGTGTCCACGACTTCATCCAGGACGCCATGGAGCCGACGGCAATAGGCGGCAGCCACTTCGGCCCCGTTGGCCACATTGGCGGCGAACTCCACGGTCACGGCTCCGGTGGCGTAGTTCACGGTTCCGGTGCCGCCGGCGCTGCCGAAAAGACGGCCGTAGCCGTCGTCAACAAAGGTTTCCACGCCGTCGCTCACGGATGCCGTTCCGGGATGGGCTGGGGCCTTGGCCAGGACGCCGGTATAAGCCTTGACGGCTCCCGTGCCCGTGGCGAGCACCTCGCCGGCCACGGCCTCGAAGGGAATGGCCAGGCCGTTTTCGTCCTGGGCCAGGAGCAGGCCCGGGGGCAGCACACCCTGGCCGGGCTTGAGCTTGCGCGAGACGATGACCGGCGGGTGGCCTTCGCCCCGGGCACGCTGGTCGTCGTAGTTGATGCGGGTAACAAGGCCGTCGATGGTCATGGCTGCCCCTTAGACCTTGCCGGTCAGGTCGGCGGTCTCGCCGCCGGTTTTGCCGCCAGCTCCGGCCGGGGCGGCGAATTCCTTGGTCAGGCCGTTTCCCGGCCGGTCTTCCAGCTCCCGCCAGTAGGCTTCCTCGTGGCCGAGCGTCTCGGTCTTGCCGTCGCCCGCCGCCAGTTCGATCTCGCCCCCGGCGCTGCCCAGGGCAGCGGCAAAGGCCAGCACCTTGGCCTTCTCCCCGGGCAGGGCCTTGCCGGCCGCAACCAGGGCCTCGAAGCGGCTTTCCCGGCCTTTGACGGTCTGTTCGCCCTTGAAGGCGGCGAATTCCTGGACCGCCTTGTCCCGGTCGGCCTCGGCCGCCTGGACGCGCTTGGTCAGGTCTTCGATCTGGGCCGCCAGCTCCTTGGTTTTGCCTTCGCCGGCCTTTTCGGCCTTGAGCCGGGCGATTTCGTCCCGGGCTTCCTGCAAGGCCTTCTTGGCGTCGGCGATTTCCTGCCGCAGTCGCGCCAGTTCATCCATGTCCGTCTCCTTGGTCGCCTCCCTGGCGAATTCGAAGGTGATTCCATCCTCGGCCCCGGCCAGCCGGACTTCGGCCAGCCCCGGGATGGCCGGCTGGGCAGCGCCTAAAAGACCGACGTGCCAAAGCCGCCAGCCCTTGGCGAACTTGGCCGAGACGTTGCGATAGCGCCCCTGGTCCACGGCCACGCGGATGGGATCGGGCACGTCGTCAAACCGGGCCAGCAGCACGTCGCCGTCGCGTTTGACAGCGGCCAGCCAGCCGTAAGCCGGGTCGTCGAGCTTGGGATGGCCAAGGACCAGGGGCACGCGTCGGTCGGCCGGGTCGAAGCTGGCCACGGCCGCGTCGAGGTCGTCGCGGGTGATGCTGACCGCCTCGCCGGACAGGGCCATGTACGGGCCGCCGGCCCGGGCGATCTCGATCCATTTGGTGGGTGCTGCCATGGCCCCTGGTATGCCCGAGGCGGCGAACACAAAGGAGCGCGCTACGGACGCGCATGGACACAATTGCGGCAATGCCCCGCGTTCGGGGGCGGAGGTGGGATAATCCCGGGATAATCCTAGGTCTAAAATGGGTCTAGGAATTGGGGTGGTGCTTGGCGTGCCAGGATGGTTGGAGAGAGGGCCCGAGGACAGGATGAAATCAGGCAGGCAAAAGAACCTATTCACTTGACCGACCCGGGCAGAGTTCCTACATGGTAAAGACGAAGCAATGACGCCGTACCTGAACCTCGCCCGGGCGGGGGTAGCAACAAGGGCGGCGTCTGTTCGGCTGGCCCGGGACAGCCGGATGCTTCGCGTCATGCGAAGCTATGGCATCGCGGCCGAGTCCCGGCACGGGGGATCGGTAGGCCGCATGTCGGCTCCGGAGCCGGCCCTACCGGAGCGCTTCGCGATAAACCAGCGTCCCCCACCCTCTGCTTTTCCAAATAGGCCAACATTCGGGCCGAGCCTTCGGCCGTGACTTTCGGCGTGAAGGCCGTGGCCGCCCGCCACTGCCGTCCCCGCACCAGGTTGAAGACCGCAAATCCCCCGATTGTGCTTTCCGAAGTCGTGAAAAGACGGATGAGCCGCAATACGTCCGTGGGCTTGCCCGCCACCTCGGCCGGCGTCATCCAGATTTCGTAGGGGGAAAGGATGGTCCTGGCCAGGAGCCTGACGTAAGGTTCACGGCCTTGCTTTTCGACCTTCCAAGTCCCCGTGGGCTTGTCGATAAAAAAGCCCTTGCCGATGACCATGGGCAGTTCCACCCCGGGCAGCGTGACGACTTTGGTCCCCTCGATGTCGGCAATCCCGAACTCGGACAGGAACGCTTTGACGTACCGCTCCGGGGCCAGCCCAATCGGCAGGACGTCGCCCGGGACCACCGCCAGGACGTGCCGGGGATCGATGCCCGCCAGCGGCGGCCGACAGGGATCGTCGGCAAAGGCCAGGCCGCCCCGGCAGATGGCCCGGGAGACCAGCGGCTTGATCTCGTCGGCCAACGGGCTTGGCGTCAGGGACTCCAACCAATCCTTTCCCACATTGGTTGAAAAACCCTGGTCCGGCACGATGCGCACCGGCCCGGACGCGGTGTCGATCTCCTCGGGGATCTCGCTCTCGACGGTCAGTCCCCGGGCCTTGACCTGGGCGGCGGTCAGCGCCTTGACCGTGCAACGGCAGTTGAAGCCGTTGGGGGGATACCAGGTGTCCCAAAAGGCATGTCCGGCCGGATAGACCTTGCCATGGGAGCGCCCGATGGGCCGGCCGGGTGCGCCCGTCATTGACGGCCGAATACTGCCAGTAGGGAAACGTATCGGCCCATGGCCATCATTTCGCCGTAGCGCCGGCCATGTAGGCGGATTGGACGTTGGTGCGAAAGATCGTCTCCAGGCGAAGCGCCCGCTCGCCGGTAAAGCCGGCCGCATCCAGGGTCTGGCTGATGGTCTTTTTCCACTCCCGAAGCGGCATGCCCTTTTCCATGGCCTCGAGCATGGAGCGGCGCACGGCCTCGACCTGGTCCAGCTTGGCCAACCCTGAAACGGTGAAGGCCCGGGCCTTGGCCGCCTCGGAAAGCCGGTCGAACTGCTCCCGGGTGACCGCGACCTTGTCTTCCAAGTACCGGATGGCCTCGGCCGGCCGCACCGGCGTGAAGACGATGGACGCCGGGCTATCGGGCACGACCGGCCTCCAGACGCACGGCATAGCGGCCGAGCAGATCGGCGGTGACCTGGGCCGCCTCCAGGGTAGTTCGGAAGTCCGCATCATCCAGATCGGGGAAGGCTTCGAGCAGGAGCAGCTCCGCATCCTCCCAGGACTCGGCGCGCTCCATCAGGTCCATGATGCGGCTGGCCTGGGCGCGGACGGCCTGGCGCCGTCCTTGAGGGCCTCCCCACCAGCCGTTCCACGGCTTCCTGGTCCGAGGTGAAGCCGTCGCCGCCAGCCGCCAGTTCGGCATCTTTGCCAGTGGGCCTGCGGCTTGGCTGCTTGGTCGGCCACGCTGAATTCTTCGGAGGTCAGGCCAAAACTCTGGAAGTATGCCGGCTTGAACCGCGCCCCAATGTCGTAGAGCTTCTTTCCGAGCGTCGCCTTCTTTTCCAGGTCTTCCGGCTCCACATAGGAAAATACGGGCGTCAGGGCGTCAGGCGCGTTAACTTGGCCATACATCCAGGCCAGATCGTTCATGGCCGTGGCCACCAGGGTCTGGTCGGCCTCGGCGTAGTCGGTCAGCACGTTGTAATGGGTCTGGCTGGCGGCGTAGCTGCCCTTGGAACCGATTTCCTGGGTCAGGGTCTGGCCCTGGATAATCTGGGCGATGGCCGCGTCCATGTAGTTGACGATGGACAGGTGGATACCGCCCGTGGCCTTGCCTTCCACGGATTCGATATGGACCTTCGACCCGCCCGAAACCACGGCCACGGCATCGCGGACCATGG